GTCAAGCCCTGCGCCTCGCCCTGCAATACTGATGTCCGTACAAGGAAACCCTCCCGATACAACATCAACAATTCCTCGCCACGGCTCTCCTCTAAAACTTTGTACGTCATCCCAAATCGGGAAAGGGGGGAGAAGCCCGTCATTTTGTCGGGCGCACAGTACGCTTGCGGGGTACTGCTCCCACTCGACTGCACAGACTGTTCGCCATCCGAGCAAATGGCCTCCGAGTATTCCTCCACCAGCGCCCGCGAAAAGAGCCAACTCATTCATGTTCTCCCACCATATTGTTTTTTAAGTTCAGCCAATTTAGCCAAGGCTTCAGCTTTAATTCGTTCGCTTTCAATTTGCTCATGAATGGTCATTTTTCTTTCTATCAGCACTTGGTTTGGTTGTTTGACAGGAATAAATGGCCCTTGGTTGCACAGATTTCTAAACTTGATTGCGCTTGGCACAAATTCTTCGTTTAGCTTTGAAATTGCATAATCCATGCTTGGGCGATACGTTAAAAACCCACCAAGTTGATTTGCCCACTCCTGGCGAATTAAATTATGGTCAACTCCCTCCCAATGCCTGAGAAAAGCAGCCCCATAAATTGCGCTCATACGGCCAAAGATGTAATCCAAACCTTGCTCAACTTCGCAAAAATCAGTTTCCGAGTAATTTGACATTGCCTTGTCCTCCAAGTAATCCGCGAGTAAGACCCGACAAAACATTTGCGTTCCGTTGGCCCGTTTTGGTTAAATTGCGTTCGTCAGGCTTAATCCAATCGGCTTGTAAACCTTGAGAGCCTCTAGCGCACCAAATGCTTAAAAAGTCGCTAAACTCCATATTTGCTTTGGCAGCTTCTTTTCTTGCGCTGTTGACTACTGTTTCAGTAACAGGAGCTTTTTTGGCTTTGCGTAGCTGTTTCCAATCATCCCAAATTTGTTGGTCAACATCAGGAGGGCAAGCAACGCTAGTTGCGTTCTTTTCTCTCTTTGTCTCTGTCTCTACCTCTGTCTCTGTCTTTCTCTCTGGTAGATCAACTTGATATCCTTTTGATATCGTATTGATATCTTCTTGTTCCAACCAATGAGACAACTTGATAATGATTTCTTTAGTTTTCACTTCTGTCAATCTGAGGCGAAAAGCAAGGGTTTTGTTGTCAGGAATTCGACCATCACTTTCACTAGCTATTAACCAAAGCATAACTAGCACTTTGGCGGCAAGAGGGTCTAATTCATGCCATTCAAGGTCATCAAGAATGTCACGATACAGCTTCACCCAAGGAGGCCGCCTATCCTTGAAATGCTGAAACTTTGTCCAATTTTTAATTCTCATAAAAGCCCAAAAAAAAGGGCTACACCTGAAGTCTCACCCTTGCGGATGTTGGCGGACTGGCGTAGTAACCAGCAGACTTCATGTGTAACCCTACTACATTAACACCGCCAAGTGTTTGCATGATCTTACTCTAAAAACCAATCAGGACGCAACACCATCAATTGATAAAGCCGCCCTGTTGGGATGGTTTTCCAATTGTGTACTGCTGCCCTAGTGATGCCCAATATTCTTGCAAGCTCACTCTGTGAGCCAGCCAATGTGATAGCTTTTTGTTTGTCCATGCCTAAGTATATCAAAATTAACAAAAGGTAATTTGCATAAAAGCAACATAAAAAAATATTTTATAAAAATCCTTGATGCGTGTTTAGTTTGGTGTACTATTACGTCATGCCCTAGCACTTCGCATGGGGTCTTTTTAGGAAACCAAATGATTGACTACAAACTTCAATACCACTTTGACGATCTCATCACACACAATGATGGCGACAGTTTCGACAAAGTAAAAGTCGGCTACGACTACTACCCCGCAGAAAACAATCTGCCCTACGACCACAACGCAGCGGAAATTTACGATGTGTTTGTGTACGACCTACAGGGCAACGACATTACCTACGATATGCCCAAAGACCAATCAGACTACATCATGTCTGAAGTCAAAACCCACCACGCCCGTATGCTGAAAGAACAAAATGAAATCTAAGATTATTCAAACCATTTTTGAGTGCTTTTTGGCCATCGTCATCTTTGGCGGTTGGGGTGTTTTACTTGCTTACCGAGGATAGAACAAATGACAGTCGCAAACTTACTGACTTTAAACGTCAACGAACACACAGAGAAAAAAGCCAATCTGACTTATCTGTCTTGGGCTTGGGCATGGGCAGAAGCACTCAAAGCCGATGCCAAAGCTACTTTTGTAGTAAATATGTTTGGTGAAAAATGCTTTATGGACATCAACGGCACAGCAATGGTGTGGGTGACTGTGACCATGTTTGACAAGCCAATGACTTGCCAACTGCCCGTAATGGATCACCGCAACAAAGCCATCCTGAACCCTGACGCTTTCCAAGTAAACACGGCAATCATGCGGTGCATGACCAAAGCACTTAGTTTGCATGGCCTCGGTCTTTATATCTACGCAGGGGAAGACTTACCCGCTTTTGTAGAGCCTGAGTCAACCATTGAGCCCGACACCATGACAGACTTGTTTGCGGCTATTGACAACGCCACAACTCAAGATGAACTCAAGATCGCCTACAAAGTTGCTTATGCCGCTTGTGATGGCGATAAAGCCTGGCAGATGAAAGTTATCGCAGCCAAAGACAAAGCAAAGGAAAAATTATGACTGACTGGACTAAAGAGGAAGACGAAGCCTTTAACGATGTGGAGAAGCAAAGCAACCTTGGCAAGCAGATATTGCAAGCGCAAGGCCAGCCCTTTTATTGGGCTGTAGAAACTACTAAATCGGCTGTGCTGATTGAGCGCGAGGCGTGTGCAAGGATTGCAGAGAAGCAACTTAATTGGGGCACAGCCGTTGCCATCCGAGCAAGGAACGACACATCATCAAAACGTGTCGATATAACCGAGGAACATAAATATGATAATTAAACGTGCTATCGCTGTTGAGAGTCTAACTAAGGTTTGCGAGGAAAGTTTAAACCTAATCAAACAATTGATTGACGCTGACCATGCTGTTTATGGCAAAGGTTTTGAGGATGGAGTGGCGGCACAGGCCAAGATTCAAAAGACGCTACGGCCTTTGGTTCGGCTGACAGACGAAGAAATAACTCAAGTAATGATGATTGGCCTTGGAGTCAGGGACAGCATCGAAACGGCTTTAGATAAACTCATGGAGAAAAACCAATGATTGAACTAATGGAACAAGGATCGGATGCCTGGTTTAACATCCGCATCGGCAAAGTCACCGCCAGCCGTGTTGCTGATGTGCTTGCCAAAACCAAAACAGGTTATTCAACCACCCGTGACAACTACATGGCCCAACTTGTCTGTGAACGCTTAACAGGCCAAAAGGGTGAGAGTTTTACGAACGCTGCCATGCAACATGGAACAGAAACAGAGCCGCTTGCCCGAGCCGCCTACGAAGCCCTTAGAGACGTTTTGGTTGACGAAGTGGGGTTTGTGTCCCATCCCACAATAGAAATGAGTGGTGCGTCCCCTGATGGCCTTGTTGGGGAAGATGGCTTGATTGAGATTAAATGCCCCAATACCGCAACACACATTGAGACTTTATTGTCTGAAAGTGTGCCAAATAAGTACTATACGCAAATGCAATTTCAATTGGCTTGCACAGGGCGTAAATGGTGCGAATTTGTCAGCTTTGACAATCGCCTACCCACAGAGCTTCAGATGTTTGTGAAACGTGTTCCACGGGACGATGTTTATATCAGACTAATCGAAGATGAAATCGTCAAATTCCTTGGCGAACTTGATACCAAAATAAACCAACTCATGAAAGTTAAAAATGTCTAAAGTTTACGAAATCACCATTGTTTCGGGTAAATACACCAACAAGGACGGGCAAGAGAAATCCCGCTACCAAACCATCGGCTCGGTCATTGAAACAAAGAACGGCTTGATGCTCAAACTCGACATGATTCCTTTTGTCGAAGGCGGTTGGGCGGGTTGGGCATACTTGAACACCCCCAAGCCCAAAGACGACTACAAAAGTCAGCCAGTTGATGACGCACCATTCTGAGGATAAATCATGGACTATGTGAGATTTTTTGACAAGATATTTCCAGAGTTCCCACGGGTCAGGGCAACCGACCCCGTGACTTCATTTGAGGCAGCCGATTCAATCAAGGATTCGGTTTCTTTGCACCACCAAATAATCTTGGATTGCCTGATAAAACATGGCCCGCTTGGTAAGGATGGCATTTCAAAGCATACCGAGTTGGACGGAAATCAGGTTGCCAGGCGGCTCAATGAAATGAAAGTCATCGGGCTGATTACGTTGACGGGCAATACAGTTACGTCAAATTCAGGCCGAAAAGAACGTGAATGGCAAGCAATTGTCATAAATTAAGCCTAGTATTTCATTGCAACAATCGGTTGCGTAAGGAGAACACCATGAAATTTGAAATCACTTTTGGTTGGCTTGATGCGGAAAAAATCACTGTAGAAACACATGACTTCGAAAAAATTCAGATCATTCAGGAATTTATTGAATTCCAAGAGGAGCATGGATGGGCGGTTGACTATGAAGCTATTGACGAACTTGAGATCGAGTTTGAAGAAGATACAGAGGAAGAAGAAGTCGCAGAGTAAATGAATGGGGCTTACTTGGCTAACAGGTAAAGCCCCACATTACTAAACGCATACCCCGCATATACGACTGCCATAGAGGGGTTGCCCCGAAACAGTTGTTCGGCAGCAATGTAAGCATAAATTGCCCCTGTAAGGATAATTAACCAAGCACTCATGTGATTTAGGTGTTAATTGTTCTGCTAAGGGCTAAAACTGACTTACATCAATAACCTCACCCCTGAACTGGATGCAGTCCTCACTAAACGAATGGACTAACTCGGGCCAAAGCAATTCACCATTAAAAAAGGTCAGCACCGCAAAGCCTGACCTGTGGTTGTTTGGGTTCAATTCAGCATAAGTAAACTGAGGCCCATCGGGTTCTGCTAACGTCCCCGTGTCCACCCCGTAGCGTGTGCCGTTATAGTCGTTGAATGGCGTGACTTTAAGAGAGTGAAGATGACCCGTGACCACGCTAACGCCAGCGTTGACAGTATTGTTATGAGTGGCGTGAATCCCGCCCTTATATCGGTGTTTTACGATGGTGTTGCTTGTAGGCCAACAAGCCCAACAGAACTCCCAATCAGGGATGTGATCGGTAATCTTAAAGCCTAGAACGTCTTTGTATTGAGGGGCGTGTTGGGCAAGTCGATTGGCAAACCTTGCGTCATGGTTGCCCCATGTGTGAATTAATTTGACGTTGTGGCGCTGTGCTTTGGCAGTTTCTTCAATCTCACCCAATGCACCCTGACAAGCCTTTAGTTCTTGAATAACTGTGGTAGCGGGTTGATCGGTTGGATCATGGCGGCTTATGGCTGCACCATCAAACGAATCGCCATTTGCGATGATTGCTTTAGGGGATAGTGTTTCAATAGCCCACAAAAGCCCTTTAAAGGCCGTTGATCGTTGACCAGGTATAAAGTGGGCGTCAGAGAACACGATGACTGTGCCGTCCAGTATCCCAAGGTCAATCTGTCTTAATGGGGAAAATGATTTCTGTCTCTCATCGTACAAAGCGCCTCGATGGTTTACGGCTGGTAACTTGCCATGAAGTTCTTCCATTCTGCGTCTGCGGTAGGCAACAGCCCTATCAGTCACGCATAAAACCTTGGCAACTTTTGAAACAGATTGATACTGATCCCAAAGTTTAAGGAATTCCTCATCTGAGCAAGAAGTTAGCCCGTTAGTTGAAACCATTGGAATCCTTAGTGAGCAGTTGCTCAAGTAGATTAATTACTCGGTGTTCTTGCTTTTCTATTTCTTCAACTGACGATTTTGGGTCTTGCGCTGCCGCCATTAAATCGTGCAAAAATACATGAAGAATCTCATGTAATGCCGTAGCCTCTAAAGATTCATCCGTAATCTTCTCAGCGCCAAAGTCACCTAAGCGATACGTTGCAAGCCTAGCGCCTTCGTTAAACTCAACAGAGGCCATTGCTTGCTTGGCGGGTTTCATGCCTTTTTCAATTCTCCAATCACCAAGGTGAAGAATTGACTGCCATTTCTTTACACAAAGTGCAAAAAACTCAGCATCTTGTGATGTTGGAATATTTGACATTTCAACACCTTAATTAATATTTGTGACGTTTTTATTTAAACAAATGGCCTAGTGCCTTGTTTATCAATGATTAATGCCTGATTGCGGGGCTTGACATCTGGCGTGTTTGGGATGCTAACGTGCGTCCAAGCGTTGAACTCACGGATTACTTGGTCATAGGGTAAACCCGCTGCGATGATTATTCTGACAACTTCATCTGGCGTCAATTTAGGAACTCGGATGTCCACAGCACAACCAATGCGATGCTGACTGCTATCCTTAGAACCCACAGCATCGTTGACTTGCTTACTGCGAAAAGCTGAGTTAACCATAATTGGTCTTCCACCCAAGGCCGCTTTGACTTCCTCAAGGAACTCTGCGAGGCGTTTGAGGTTTTCCAGTTCTGCATCATTTGGCGTATTATCATATTCTCTGTGATCTGTATGCGTTAGCTCTTCAAGGGAAAAGTGCTCTGTGAGTTTCATTTTTTAACTCTTTCGGCAATCTTTTCCATTGTTCTGCCGCCAAAGTAAAACGACATTACCAACATTCCCCATTGGCCTAACAACTCAACATAAGCGCCACGGGTTTCAAGTTCAAAAATAGAGGCAATGGCAAAGCCAGAATAGGCCACCAAAAGGAATACAAGGGTCATAGGGCGTATATTTTTGGACAGCCAAGAGTCACTAGCCATATCCGCTTCAGCCCGCCTGGTGACGTTTTCTTGCTCTACTTCATACAGCTTGATTTCGTTAGCCATTTTTGCCAACTCACCATCTTGAGCCATCTTAGCCAACTCCATCTGAGCTTTTGCTTTTTGCTCTGGATCTGGAATAAGTTTATCGATGAGCTTGTTGCCCACGCTTAAAAGTGCATCTAGTCCAAACATATTTAATCCTTATACAAAAATAGCAAAACGTCTGTCATTGTGAACATTTATGTGCATATTCGTAAGCTCAATCGTATTCTGCTCTGCCCGTTTGTTATACAACTCAACTTCTAATTCTTGCGTCTTGATGGCTAGTTTCTTACATTCCACGGCTAATTTGTAATCCGCTAGTTTCTTTTCCATCGCCTTGTCAAACGAAACCATTCTTGCGTCATAGTTAGGTTGAACCATCGGATACCATTTGTTTAGGGTTATCATTTTTTCTCCCTCTCAACCGCCTTGGCATAGTAAAACAGAACCTTGCTTCTCAATTCCCCACTATCCGCAGTCCCCGACCATGCCGCTAGGTTGTTCCAAATACCCGCTAGTTGCTCAGAGGAACAGTTTTCACCATTTGCGGTGAGCCACTCCGACAATCTTTGATGCCTCTCTAGCGGGTTTCCCAACCAAGTCAGAGCGTAAAAGTCTGTAACTATGCAAGGCGCTTTTGCACTCGCCCAAAATACCAAGCAAATAAGAAATAGCCAAAACCATTTCATTTAGACCAGTAGTGGGTTATATAGCCGACAAAAGTAGAAATTGCCGACACAAATACCATGCCCATCCAGAACCCGCCACGGCCTCGGTTAGCCAACTCAATCAAGGTGTCTAATTGACTTTCCATCTTGTCAATCTTGGCCTCCATTGACTCAACTTTTTGCTTGAGAACACCATATTGCACCAAATCAATATCAGACATTATTTCCCCAAATCTTGAATTTTGTTTTTGCCAGTTTGCTGAGTGCCAGCACCAGTTTCAAGAGCTTTCTTGGTTTGGGCTTCAGATGCCCGTCTTGCTCTCATTTCCATGACAGAAGTTCCAAGCTGCAAGCCTGGCACTGCTACATTCAAACCCTTTTCAACGCCCATAGAAACGCCTTGAGCCGCTTTTTCAGCAAGTGAGCCCACCAGTGTATTGGAGTTGTTTACAAACGCACCACGGGGCTGTGCTTGGGTATAACGGGAAACATTCCCCAAAGTCTTTAATTGGGATGCCGCCTCTTGGTTAAAGATAGCATTTAGGTTTTGGACATCATCCAACTTCTTAAGAGCCTTGTTATAACCCGCTTGGCTGAAGTTTCCATTTCCATCAACAATTCCCGCTTTGTCAGTCAGCCAGTTGACAGTTCCCGCAGCCATGTGTTGATGGGCGGGTGAGTCTTTGCCCAAATGCTCAACCATTGTGTTGATATTCTTGTTCACGCCATTGATTACAAATTTATCAATAAACTTGTCTGCGGGTACAGAATCATCCACAGCCGCTTTCATGGCGGGGTCTTTTTCAAGCATTTGGAATCTTGCTCTTGCAGATGCCCTTGCTTTGTCAGCCAGAGGTTTAAGCGCTGCGGCTTCTTTTTGCAAAGGCAACTTTTCCAATTCTTCAATCATGTAACTAGCGGCCTTGCGAATATTTCCATCTTGGCTTGTTCTTGCCACATCACCAAGATTTCGCCTTAAAGACAAATAATCTTCAAAGGTCATGGCGTTGCTTTCAGCCAAACGTTGAAGTTCTTTAAACTGGCCCGCTGGCGCTTCGTTAGACAACAATTCTTTTTTAAGTTTTGTCTCTACATTTTTAAGTAATTGAGGGGCATCAACAGGGAACTGACCACCAGCGGCATCACGCAAAGCCTGATAGTCTGCGGTAATTCCCTTGTTTAGATTGCCATCAATCTCTTTGTAAGCATCAATTAAACCTTGGCTGTTTTCAATCTTTTTAGTCCCGTAAACATCAGGGGCGGCTTTCTCACGAATCAAACCAAGGTTTTCAACTAGCTGACCATTTTGCTCATTAAATCGTTGAGCCAACATGGGGTCTTTGCCTCGCCTGTTTTGTTCGTTAGACAACTTGACCACATCACCAGTGGCTTGGCCCTCTGTCAATCGAATTGGGACAGGCAATGTGTCGGCCTCAATGTGACGTTGCAAAGTAGGCAAATTAACTTTTTCAACAGGAATTGAAGAAATGGCTTGTTGCAATTCAGGAGTTGCGACAGACAAAGCCTGTTTGATTGTGGTGGCATCAGGAACAACCGCAGCGCCCGCACTCACCATGCCAGGCTTGGCAACAGGGGCGGTTGGTGCGGCAGTCGGCTGAAGTTCAGCAACCGCAGATTTAAACCCTCTGACAACTTTAGGAACAGACGCACCGCCCACCATCAAAGCCGCATTAATTGCGTTCTCAACGTCAGCAACAGGAACGCCAAATTTTTGAGAAATAGATTGTGCGCCCTCGCCAATATTTTTACCAATGTATTCCATGACTTGAGTTGGCAGAGCTTGACGATAACCCGCAGTTTGAGACATTCCTGTCATGCGACCAATGGGCTCGGCAATAGCACCACCAACTTTTTGTGAGGCTTCTGTGGCTTGTTCAGGGGATAGTCCAAACAACCGACCAGCGCCATAGCCAATTGTGCTTGCTAAAGCAGAAGGGGCGCTCGCAACCACATCAGCAGTAGAAGCCAAAAAACTTGGCACTTGTTGGCGCATTTCTAAAGCAGTTCCTAATATTTTGCCAACAAGACTTCTGACTTTTGGCTGTTCTTCTTTAGGTGCGCCAGGCTCATTAGCGGCAGGGGTTGATTCCCATAAATCAGCCAATGTGCCACCAGTTGCGGGGGCTGAAGTTGAGGGGGTGGCTGGCGCTGTACGGGCAACCTTGCCACCCATCTCACGGGTCAATGCATCGATGTCGCCTTGCGCTCTTGCATCGCCTTTTGAAAGTCTTTCTTGCGCTTTGGTCATTTCCGATTGGAGAATGTCCATTCGGCTTTTGTCACGAATTGCTTGATCTTGAGATGGAACTTTGGCGCTTTTAACTGGCGCAGGGGCTTCCGTATCCCACAGTTCAGCAAGTGTTGCCATTATTTAATGATCCCCATTTGTCGTGCTAAACGAATCTTACGGGTCAATTCTGCCTGTTCTGCCGCAGACATGGAAGCCTTTAATTTGGCAACATCTTGGGCAGTCATCTCTTGGAAGATTCGGGGGTCTGC